ATTGATCCGCCTGCTGGGAAGCGAGTTTTGCGTTCCGCTCATCCAGCAGGTCGAGTAGTGGTTCGATCAGCCAGTAAATGGCTTTGCAAATAGCTGTCCGCATTTGTTCATTCCTCACAGTTGTCATCCCGCTGCCCACTCAGTGAATGGGCAGAAGTGATGTTGTCCATTTAGCGGCGTGGCGCGTCTCGCTGCGGGCCTCCAGGTGCAGGGCCGGCAACATCTGCGGCAGTTACACCCGTGCCGAGGATCTTGAGGCGGCCCTCGTCGAACCATTCCGACTTCTGCACTTCATTGATGCCTTGCCGAATCGGCGGTACCAGGCAGTACTGATCGCAACCGGTGAGGTACTGTGCGCGGCCGGTGATGGTTCCGTAGAAGCCGGTGATCTTGTCTTCTGCTTTCTGTCCGAGCTCGATCATGATTTTTCCTTTCGGGTTGAGTTATGCGGCGCGCTCCAGCGTTTCGGCGCGGCGGGTGATGCGTATCTGGGCGATCCGAACCGAAGGTGGCCGGCGGTCGCGGCGGGCGGGTTCGACTGACTGGATATTGGTGACGGCGTTCATGGTCATCAGCGTGGCCAGGACAAAGCACATCGGGGAGATGATCTGCCGGCGCATCGCCTCGGCCACCATTGCTGCACGGCGCGTGACGCCGAGCTTGAACATTGCGTTGGTGAGGCGTTTCGCCACGGTGGCCGGCGAGATACCGGCTTCCCGGGCGATTTCCTTTGCGGTAAGCCCGAGGGCAACCCACAGCAGGAATTGAAGTTCTCGAGGTGCCAGGCCACGTCCGAGGTGACCCTTCCATGCGCCATTTACGATTTCTGTTTCCATCGTCGTGACTCCCGGTTGTTTTCCCAATGCACCCGGTCAACCAGGTGCATCAGTGAAAATTTCCGTCCTATTGCCGCCGGAGTGGCGGGACGCAATGCTTGCCGGGTCATTCACACGGTTAAGGCGTTTCACCATCGAGCAACCGTCCAGGGTGTTCCTGTCGTGGGCAGGCTTTCGGGCCTGTCTGCTCGCCGGTCGCCGGTAGAGGCAATACGGTCTGTTGTATTTGTTGCGCTGACTGTTAAAGAGCGGCGAGCTGTTTCTGCTCTGGCGCCCTGTTCGATGGCGTTGAGGTAAATTTAGCCATGAGCTAAAGATCAGTCAATAGCTGGAAGCTAAATAATTTAGCTTTGCGTGAAAAATTAAGTCTTGAAGGATTTGCAGGCAGGAATTCACCATCGGTCTTTACGCGGGGATTAGCATCAAGCTAATATTCTGAAATGCTGTACATGCATACAGTAATCAAGGAGTAGCTGATGGCAAGCCCGCAGAAGAAAAAACCGCAAGAGTCGAAGCCGATGTCTGGAGTGGAGCGCCTGACTCTCAGAGTCTCAAACATGATCAACCACCCAATAGCGCAGGATCGGAAGTGGGCGACGATTCATCGGCTCGACACCGATGGGGATAGGGAATGGGATGAGGTGATGGATGCGCTCACCGATGTTGACGGTATTGAGATGACATTCAACGATGAGGACGAGTCGGTTACGCTGCGGTGGGAAGCTCCGGCGGATGAAGATCCGCGCGTAGAAGCTCATGAAGAATTCGATGCGGTGGAAGAGCCAGCGCCTTTCTGACGAGCACAAAAAAGCCCGCTGAAGAAGCGGGCTTTGACTTGTAAAGATCGGTCAGGCTTTTCTGGCGTTCCAGATCAGCAACACCTTCGCGTGAATGGTTACGTCATCGATCCGGGCTGTTTGGTTTTCATAGTGCGGGTTGTCAGAGATAAGCCGGTAATGTTCTTCGTCGAGGCGCATGACTCGCTTTATATAAAGCTCGTTATGCCAAGTCAAAACGTAGATTCCTTCTCCGATGAAATCCCGCACTCCTTTATCGACAATGACCAAATCCTTGTCATTAATGGTGCCTTCCATGCTCTGGCCCCATCCATTGATCATCCCCAGAGATGTCTTGGACGTATATGTGATGCCTTTTTCGCGCAGGATTTCCTCGCGCACCACCAGATTTCGAACTACCTCCGTATATTCCGGTGGAACCTGGCCATGGCCCATGGCAGCTCGAATGTCGTACTGAGGGATGACGATCTCGTCATTGGTCGGGCGTAGGCTTGCGATGCTCACCGAGAGTTGATGGGGCAGCCCATCGTCAGGTTCTTCGGCAGCGGCGACAATTCGATCCCGTGCCTCAATCGAAAGTCCCTTCACTTTTCCAAGCATTCGCTTTACTTGGTCAGCGGCCGATGAATTTGATTCTGCGGCCGGCGCTGTGATGATCTCTTTCGGACCAGGACCGACCGACTCATCGTCGGTCGGTAGAGAGTCAAACCACCCCCTGGGCAGCTTCTCAACCACCTCAATCCGGCGAGCTACGTCATCGCCCAAATTCTTGGCGGTCTTTTCCGAAAGGATTTGGCTCAAGTGCGCAGGCGCCATCCCCCAGCGCTCGGCACAGGCGCCTTTTTTTTGATCGCCGATCAAATTGATCAATTGGCGTTTGCGAATCGCGTAGATATCCATGCGAGCAAGAATGCCATTCTTTAGCTCAATGCTAAATGTGCTCACAGCTAAATATTCCTTGCTCTGATATTAGCCCTAAGCTAAATTTCTCCTACGTATTAGGAGAACCCCTATGAATGACCACTTGCGAGATTGGCTCGCCAGCGCAACAGCCGACCGACGTCAGCTGGTAGCCGAAGCAGCGAAGACCACCGTCGGACATCTCTGGCAGCTTGCTGGCGGTCATCGGAAAGCATCTGCCGAACTTGCCGAGCGTCTTCAAGACGCCTCTGACGGCTAGATCACTATCGCTGGTTTACGGCCTGACCTTATTGAGCTTGCCCACAAGGTGCTTCGCGTTGCCGAAGCCCACCCAAAAAAGGCTGTGGCATAGCGGGGGCTGTGCCTACCACCGAAAACACGCTGGAGCGATTGGAAGCCATGCAGCACCACCTCGATTTACTCAAGGAAGACCTTGAAGGGATTCGGGAAGACCTTCGGAACGTAGAGAAATAGCCTGAAGGCCCATTGGCGACAGTATCGAATTTGGCGGGGATTTGAGGTAGAGCACCTGAATGGCTGTTGATTCATCCAGTAGAAAAGACCTACCAGGAAGACCATTAGGAGAAGGGAAATGGACGGCAACACAACAGGACGCATGGGGACATTGAACGCTGAGGGCAGTAGCTCAGTCGGCGGGATTGGTCGCGTCTGCGGAAAAGTAATCGCCTGAATCGCAGGCACAAAAAAGCCGGGCTGCAACCCGGCTCTTTCAAAACGCAAAACACTGAGGGGCCATTATGAACACGATCGTCGCTCCAAGCAATACAGTCACCATGTCGAGCCGTGAGATCGCCAATCTCACTGGCAAGCAGCATAAGGACGTCATCCGTGACATTCGCGTAATGCGCAAGGCGCTGGCCGGAGATGGCGCAGATCTGCGCCATCTCCAAGAGGTTAATGATTCACGCGGTTACACCGCCGAATTCCAGCTTGACCGCGTCCTGACTGAAACCCTGTTGACCGGCTACAGCATCCCGCTTCGTCATCGTGTCGTGACACGTTTGGGCGAACTCGAAAACGTGTCACGACAGGTTGTCACGGTTCCGCAAACTCTCCCCGAAGCCCTCCGACTTGCCGCAGATCTCGCAGACAAGAACGGCGAGCTTCAGCGCCTGATTTCAGTTCAAGCCCCAAAGGTCGCCGCTATCAACAGGCTCGCTGCAGCTGGTGGCGCGATCTGCATCACTGACGCAGCCAAGCAGCTTGGTATGGCTCCTACGCGCCTGTTCGCCTGGCTGGAACAGCACCGCTGGATCTTCCGGCGACACGGGTGCAAGCGCTGGGTTGCCTATCAGCCGCGCATCACCTCGGGTCACATGACCCACAAAGTCACAGCCCTCAAGCCGGATCCTGAAACCGGAATCGAGCGAGCTGCCTTCGACCCTATGGTCACCCCGAAAGGCCTAACCCGCCTCGCTGAACTTCTGCAGGAGGCCGCGTAATGGCCGGCGACTGGATCAAATTCGAACTCACCACTCTCGACAAGCCTGAGGTTTGCCAAATTGCAGACTTGGCCGATATCGACCCCGACGCGGTCGTCGGCAAGCTGATGCGTGTGTGGGGATGGTTCGACCAACAAACCGAAAATGGTAACGCTCCGAGCGTTAGCAAAAAGTTACTTGATCGTCTC